GCTATTGTTTAGACGCTAATTATTATAAGGGAGGTAATTTAAAAAGTTATTTTGAAAAATGTAGAAGGCAATTAGTTTTTAACAAACCTATAAGGCTAGGACACTTTGACAAAGGAGGGCAAGGCGATAGGGTTTACTCAATAAAAGGTAAGTCAATTTGTTTATCTGCAAATAGTGGAGGAAAGGGGGCTAGAACTGGACTATATAAAATAGAAGGAGTAGCAAGAAAACTAACAATTACCGAATGTTGTAGGCTTCAAGGCTTCCCTGATAATTATGTTTCTATGGTTAGTAATACACAAGGCTATAAGGCACTAGGTAATAGCTTTACTGTTCCAGTAATAAAACACTTGTTAAAATTAATTTAAATTTCATGACAAATAAAAAACAAATGCACATCTTAATAGTTAAAGACAAAAAGTTTAAAGTAGAAATTGTAAATAATGTTTTAAAAATTGACGGTATATTTGCACACGATAATGAAACTCAAGAAAACGACCTTGAAAAAGTCTATCAACATATATCAGAAAAAACTGGGCTATCAAAAGCTTATGTTTTTAAATGTTTTTTTAAAGCTTTTTTAAAATACAAAAGAAGCAACAAATATAAAAACTTTACTGAGTGCTTAAGTGCCTCTTTTGCAAGTGATGGATTTAACGAGAGCTGAATAAAAACTGTTGACATTATAATAGCAACGCTCATATTGTTAAAACAACTTAACTAAAAGTAAAATGACTAGATATATTGTACTTTGTGAAGATATGAATGATGATATTAGCGATGTTTTAGGCTATGATAATATTTATGATGCTATTGATTCTTTGCGAGATAGCTTTAACGATAATCTTAAGCTAGACGATTCTGTGCAATGTATTGTGTCTATTGATAATCAAGGGGCTTCATATGTTGAATATGAAAAAGAAGATCTTGAAGAGCTTTTACTTAGCGAAATCACACCAAATTAATGGAAACTAAACTTGAGATACCAGAAAAAGCCTTTTTTCTAATTACGGATAAATCAAGATATAAAGTAATTTATGGAGGGCGCGGCTCTGCTAAAAGTTGGAGTGCAGCAAGAGCCTTAATAATTTTGTGCTTGCAAAAAAATTTAAGAATACTTTGCACAAGAGAATTGCAAACTTCTATCAAAGATTCTGTTCATAAATTGCTGAAAGATCAAATATCAGAATTAAATCTTGAAAAATATTTCTATATTACAAAAGACACTATTAAATCAGTAAATGGCAGCGAGTTTTTATTTAAAGGTGTTAGAAACAATGTTTCGGAAATCAAAAGTTTAGAGGGAATAGACATTTGCTGGATTGAGGAAGCCGCAAAAATGAGTGTTGAAAGTTGGGAGACTTTAACTCCTACAATTAGAAAGCCTAGTTCTGAAATATGGATTATTTTTAACCCCGTTAATGTTGATGATATAATATATAAAAAGTTTGTAATTGAAACTCCAGACAATGCAAAAGTTGAGAAAATGAACTTTGAAGATAATCCTTGGTTTGCAGATCCTTTAAAATCTGAAATGGAATATGACAAAAAATTTAATTATGAGCTTTATGAGCATAAATGGTTAGGAAATCCAAAACTTGCAAATGATGCTCAAATATTTAAAAACAAATACGAAGTCACTGAATTTACTACGCCTGATATAAAAGAATTATATCAAAGTCGCTTTTTTTATGGTGCGGATTGGGGCTTTGCAGAAGATCCGACAGTTTTAATAAGATGTTTTATTCAAGATAGAGTTTTATATATAGATTATGAGGCTTATGGAGTAGGGATTGAGATTTTAGAGTTGCCCCAGTTTTTTGAATTAGTTCCAGGATCAAAAGAAGGCGTTATATATGGCGACTCAGCAAGGCCTGATATAATTTCTTTCTTACGCTCTAAAGATTATAATATTAACCCTGCTGCAAAAGGTGAAGGATCAGTAAAGGCTGGAATAGATTATATAAAAGATTTTGAAAAAGTAGTAATTCACCCACGCTGCAAGAAAACAATTGATGAATTTAAATTATATTCGTTTAAAATAGACCGAAATTCGGGCGAAATTCTACCAATGGTTGTCGATAAACATAATCATTGTATAGATAGCCTTAGATATTCTCTTAGTGAATATATTAAGAGAAAGAACGACATTAAGGTTTTTAGTTTTTAAAATGTTTGAAAAATTACAAGAGTATTTAACTAGCTACAATATAGGGGTTATGCTTGATAACTTACTGATTTTTGTAATGTTAATATTTGTTTTAATTGGTTTTGTTTCTTTGTTTCAATCTTATAACTATTTCACCATGCTTAAAAGCTTATCATTTGTAACAATGTCGTTTCTTATTTTTGTATATTTAAGAAGGTTTTAGAAAATGTTCAAATCAATTGTAAAGTCAAACATAGAGCAAAAGTCATATGAAGCTAATGACCTATCATTTTTTTTGTTAGGTTCTTACGATGTATTTAATAGCTCAAATATTAATAAATATATTTCTTACTACTATAAGAGCAGCCCTCTTTTTACAGCAATTAAATTAATTGCAGACAATATAAACAGCATAGACATTGTTTTAAAAGATGAAAAAAAAGATGAGTTTGTTTATAATCATCCAGTGCTTGAACTTTTGCAAAATCCAAATCCTTTCTCAAGTAATGATTTGTTTATTGAGGCAATGATAAGCAACTTTTTATTAAGTGGTGATTGTTTTGTTGAAATCATAGGAAGCTCAAGGCCAATTGAAATATATGTAATACCTAGCCAATATGTCACTATTAATGCATCAAGTAGGGATGGGTATCCAGACACCTATCAAGTTTCCTCTAATACACAAACAAGGATATTTAGAAGAAAAAACAAAAGATACTATTCAAGCAATGGCAACGAGATAATTCATTTAAAAAGCTATAACCCCGAATATAACTCAAACAACTTGCGAGGAGTTTCTTATATACAACCAATTGAATTAGAAATTACTCAATATTTGCTAGCTTCAATTCACAACAACAGCACATTAAAAAATCAAGGGCGGCCAAGTGGTATATTGACCTATAAAGGCGGAGAGGCTGTTTCTGATGAAGCTACAAACAGAATAAAAGAAGGTTTGCAGAAAACTTTTTCAGGAGCTAAAAACTCAGGCAATACAATGTTTCTTGGTGGTGATTTTGATTTTAAGCAATTATCAGAATCAATAAAAGACATGGATTTTGCAAAATTAAAAATACAAACTCAAGTTGCTATATACAACGCTTTAAAAATCCCGTTGCCTATGATTAGCCCTGATCATATGAGTCTTGCAAATATGGAGACTTCAAAGCTAAACTTTTATGACAACTGTATTATTCCTTTGCTTAGCAGAGTGTTAAAGTTTTTAAATAAAGAGTTGTTTGTCAGATATTCAGAAAGCGAAACACACAAACTTGATTTTGATGAATCGACAATATTAGCGTTAAGACCAAGGCAATATAGCAATATTGAAACACTTAAAAAAAGTGGCGTTTTAACAACTAACGAAATCAGGTCAAAACTTGGTTATGAAGATATAGAGGGCGGCGATACTATATATCAACCATTAAACCTAATGCCAATAGGACAGGATAGATATACTATAGACAATAGACAAACGCCTGCAAAAAAAAATCTAAAAGAAGATTTTGTCTATATGCTGAAAAAACAAAAAGATGCAGAGAATAATCTAGTGTTTAGCAATGATGAAGTAGAAAGTTTAGCGCAAGATTATTATGGTTAATTTAAAGCTAAATAACGAAAGCCCCGAATCAATAGACAAAAGAAAGCGAGTTCTTGAGGCTAAGTTTTACAGCGATTTAAGGTCGTTATTTAATATTATGGCTTCGGATACTGAGAATCTATATAAAAGCGATAGTTTTGTTGATGCTAAAGATATAGCGAAAAATTACAGAGCTGAATTTTTGTTTTTAATAAGGAAAATAATAAGAAGAAGTATAAAAGAATTTGGCTTTGTAGGTAGGGAAGACTTGCAAAAAAAACACAACTTAATCTTTGATATAGAAAGCAAAAAAAAGTTGTTAGATTTAAATTTAAAACAATCAATAGAGGTTGTTGATGCAGATTTAGATGAAAAGGTAGAGGATATAAATAAAGAGTTTAATAAAGAGGCTACATTATTTATAGCTAATGAGAGCGAAAAACAAGCTGATCTAATTACAGAAACAAACGAAAAAGAAATCAATAAAGCCGTTAGTTTTGGAGTTGCTGCTTTTGGTGCTTTAATACTCAACAAAGAAAAAGAAAGAAACAATCTAATTGATCAACTAGCAAGATCAGATGACAATGGCGAAAGATTAAAACTTGAAAGAAGAATTAGAAATGCTGACAGAGCTATTGCTGACTTAAATAAAAACAAATCAATTATAGTTGCAGAAAACTTACGCAAAAAAATTAAAGATGATGCAGTTGCACGAAGTGAATTAATATCTTTTCAAAATGTAGGACTTGCGGAGGCGTGGTCAAGAGAAAAAGAAGCTGAGATAATTAATAATGCTGAGTTTATCTCATCAACTGGCAAGTTAATTTCAACGCAAAAAAAGTGGGTTGCTATATTAGACTCAAAAACAAGATTAGCGCACAGAGCCGCAGACGGTCAAATTGTTAATATACAAGAAAATTTTATTGTTGATGGTGAAAGCTTAAAGTATCCAAGAGACCCAGCAGGAAGCGCAAAAAACATAATCAATTGTAGATGTTTAGTAACTTACACAACTAATTAAGCTTTGTTATTCATATCTTCATATGAGCTTAAAACCATGTCTTGAGTGATGATATTTTGTGAGTCAGATCCTTTTAATCTCACTAATAGATTTTGCATTTCAATTTCTTTCATAAGAGCATATCTTATCGTTTTTGGCACGCCGTGATATTTCCAAGCACCGTAAGATCTTGAACCAACCCCATTATTAATACAAAAAGCTCCAATTTTACCGTCGCAAACCTTTGTTGTTTTAAGAACATGTTTAAAAAACTCAAATTCTCTTAAATAATTAATAATTTTTTCATTCATTTTTAATGATATAAAATTTATTAAAAATATTGCCATATTTTATCACAATTTTCAACTTTTAATTGAATTAGTTTAGAGTATCATTGATTATAAAAAAAACTTTATGGCTATTGATAAAAAACCACCTCAAGCAGCTCAAGCCAACGCAAAAAGAGGGTTAGAGCTTAGAAAAAAATATAATAGGGGCGGTTTATCATCTGCTGAAGCTAGATCAGAAGGCATAAGAAGCGGAGTTGATTCTGCAAAGTCTATATCAAAGGGAGGAAATCTTTCTGATGATTTAATAAAGGCGATGGCAAGATTTAATAGATTTAGAAACGATTACAAACCTGAGAAAAGAGAGTCGGACGGAGGGCAAACAGCTGGAACTATTGCTTGGTTGCTTTGGGGAGGTACGGAGGGCGTTAATTGGGCTTTAAGAAAGTCAAAAGAAATTGATGAGCAAAAAACTATAAACATTGATGATTTTATCGAAGAGAAAGTCTCTGACAAGGTTAAAGAAGGATTGAAGAACAAAGTAAAAGATCACAATGAAGAGGTTGGAGACGTAGCTTCAAAAAGAACAAGCTTAAATACACTTGAGAAAGTTTTTAATAGAGGCGTCGGAGCTTTTAACACAAACCCTTCAAGCGTAAGGCCTAGCGTGTCAAGTCCTGAGCAGTGGGCGATGGCTAGAGTAAACTCTTTTTTATATGCTCTTAAAAATGGCAGATATAGAAACGGAAAGCATGACGCTGATTTATTACCAAAAGGTCATCCCATGAACACAACAGAAAAAAATAATAACATGAACAAAGAATATAAATCATTTTACTTTGAAGTTAAAGATTACAACGAAGACAGAGAATATTTTTATTTTAAAGGTTATGCCTCAACATTCGGCAATATTGATTTAGGAAATGATGTAATCGAAAAGGGAGCTTTTCAAGATACCTTGCAAAAAAACAAATTTAAAATTTTATGGCAGCACAAAATGAGTGAGCCGATTGGAATGCCTATTAAAGCATATGAAGATGAGAAAGGCTTGTATATTGAGGCTAGACTTCCAAAAGATGATGATTTTGTAAAAGGTCGGGTAATTCCACAAATGAAATGCGGATCTATTGACAGTATGTCTATCGGGTACATGGTTAATGATGATGAGTTCGAAGGCAAAATCAGAAGGATTAAATCAGTTAATTTATTTGAAGTATCTCTTGTTTCAATGCCGATGAATCCTTTGGCAGTAGTTGAGGCCTTCAAATCTAGAGACATAACAAAATATTTGCCAGAAAACAACAAAGATGAAGCAGAAGTAATTTTAAAAGATTGCTTTGCTAAAATGGCAAATGATTTTGTTGAAAGCGAAAAGCAAAAAGAAAATATTAAAATAAAGTCCGTGCAAGAAATTACTTGCATGAAGGACATCGAGACAATCCTTAAAGTAAAATGTGAATTTTCTCAAAAAGAAAGGAAATCATTCATATCAAAAATTAAGGATTTTTCAAAACAGCGCGATGTTGTGGATGAAGTTAAAGAGTTGCGTGATGTAATTCGTGGTCAGGATGTGACCTTAACACTCAACAATTTTATTAACGATTTAAAAAGTTTATAACATGACTGAAATCAACATGACTGAAATCAATTCAGCTCTAAAAGAAATTAGATCTGAGTTTGAAAAGAAAAGCGTTAATCAAGAAAAAGTAGCTAAATTGGAAGCTATACTTGAGAAACAAGAAAATGCTAATCAAGAATTAGTAAAAAAAATCAATGAAGAAAAAGCTTCAAGAGAAGATTTAGAAGCTAAATACAATGACATTGAAGCTGAACTTAAAAGAGGTTCTTTAGTTGGCGAGAAAAAAGAAGAAGCTAGCAAAGAATTAAAATCTTTTGAAAAATTCCTATCTTTAGGAGAAAAAGAATACTCAAGAGTTTTAGAAGAAAAAACTTTAAGAACTGACGTAAACACAAACGGCGGATACCTAGCACCTGCTGAATATGTAAACGAAATCATTAAAGATATTACTGAAATTTCACCAGTTAGACAAGTAGCAAGAGTAATTAGAACTAGTGCAAAAGAAATCGAAATCCCTAAAAGAACTGGATTAGTTTCAGGTGGATGGGTTGGCGAAATTGAAGCTGCCTCTTCTTCTAATTCCACTTATGGAATGGAAAAAATCTCAGTAAATAAAATGATGGTTTACTCTGATATTTCTGTTGAAATGCTTCAAGATTCAGCTTTTAACATGAGACAAGAAATTAGCTCAGATGTTGCTGAAGACTTTGCAAGAATTGAAGGAGCTGCTTTCGTTTCTGGTAATGGAGTTAAAAAACCAGAAGGTTTATTGTCTAATGAACATGTTGCAACTTATAACAGTGGTGACGCCTCTGAATTAACTGCCGATTCTCTTTTTGAAATACAAGGAGAAATTAAAGCTGGTTATGATCTAACTTACATGATGAATAGAAAAACACTTCATCAACATGTTAGAACTTTAAAAGACAACAACGGACAATATTTGCTACAAATGGGTCTTGGTTCTTTACCTAACACAATTGCAGGTGTTCCATATGTACTCGGTAATGATATGCCAGATGTTGCTGCAAATGCAAAGCCTATTATTATCGGTGATTTTAGAAAAGCATATTACATAGTTGACTCAACTGATGTAACAGTTCTTGAAGATCCTTATACTCAGGCTATTAGCGGTGTAAGAAGATTTAACTTTTACAAAAGAGTAGGCGGTCAAGTTGTACTACCAGAAGCAATAAAAATATTAAAAATTGCTGCATAACTAAATACGGAGGCTTCGGCCTCCTTTTATTAATTTTTTTTGAGGTCATAAAATGGCAAGCGTTGATTTAAAAAACAACATTAAGCAAACAAATGCTTTTAACATACAAGCAATTGCAAGCGATACTACAACAGCAGGAAATGAGATTGATTTAGCTGGTTACGAATCAGTTACTTTAGTTTTACAAGCTGGTGCTGTAACAGCAGGTGATGCAACTTTGTTAATTCAAGAATCTGACACATCTGGTGGAACTTTTACAGATGTTGCTGATACTGATTTAATCGGTTTAGAAGCTGATACTAAAGTTGATGCAGCTAATGCAACAACTAGAATTGGTGTTTTGTCTAAAAAACAATACATCAAAGCAAGCGTTGTTACTGCAAATTCTGCAAGCTTAACAGTTGGTGCAATTGCAATACTTGGAAGTGCTAGACATAACCCAGTAGACTAAAAATAACTTTAGGAGGGCTAGACCCTCCTAATTTAACAAAAATAAAACTATGAAAATTGAAGTTACAAAAGATATAAAAGCAGCATGCGAGAAGGGCGTTTCAACAAAAGAATATAAGGCAGGAAATGTTTATGATATTTATGAAGATCTTGCTCAGGTTTTTTTAAAAGAAGGTTGGGGAACAAGCCCAGAAAACACTAAAAAAACAGAAAAGCCGAAAATAGACGATACAAAAGCAAAAGCAAAAGCTGATGATGTAGCAAAAAGAAAATCTATATTAGATGCTAAAATTAAAAACAAAGCGTTAAAATCATCACCTGAAAACAAAAAAACTAAATAAAATTAATGGCAAGGCAAATATCAAGAACATTTCAACAATCTTTAATGAGTGAAATTGATTGCGATATGCTTGAAAATAATTCAACTTCTGAAATTGTTGATTTGCTTAATACCTCGATAGTTGGTTTAGTAATACCTAGCGATTTTCAAGGGGAAAAAATAGCTTTTAAAGTTTCTGTAGATAAGGTTAATTTTTACAGTTTACAAAATAATGCAAATGAAAAAATTGTAATAGATGCTAAAAGTGAAAGTGTTGTTTCTTTTGGAAGGGATGACTTCTTAGCTTGGAAATATTTAAAGATTGTTTCAGACATGACTCAAACCGCAGATATTTCAATTAGACTTCAAACAAGAGCGGGGGGGTGATGGCATCAACAATACTGAAAAGCAACAAAATCACTTTTGCAGATAGCTCAAATTTAGACGCTTTTGGCAGACTAAGAGTATCAAGCCCTTTTACAGAGTTTGAAAATCAACTGCAATACTCAAAAGATATTTGGAGTTCAAGCGATTATGGAGCGTGGGAAGAGTCACTCACAGGCGCGGCCACTTCAACTCACTTGCCTAATGAGTCAAGCGTTCAAATGAATGTTACGACTGCAAATAATGACAAAATAATAAGGCAACAGCATACTTACAATAGATACCAGCCAGGTAAATCTTTGTTGATTTTAATGACTGGTAAACTAGCAGCAAAAGCAAATGTATCTTCAAAAATTGGCTATTTTGATGATAATAATGGTATTTATTTTGAGCAAACAGGAACGAAGTCAACAAGTACTTTTAAAGTTGTAAGAAGAAGCAAGGCGAGTGGTAGTGTAGTAAATAATGAAGTTACACAATCAGATTTTAATGTTGATGCTTTAGATGGTGGAGATTTAAGCAAGTCAGGAATTGTATTGGATATTGAAAAGCCTCAGCTTTTTTTTATTGATTTAGAATGGTTGTCAATTGGGAGGGTAAGAGTTGGTTTTGTAATTGATGGTCAATATGTTGTTTGTCATGAATTTAGGAATGCAAATAATTTAAACTTGCCATATATGAGTACTGCAAACTTGCCAATTAGATATGAGCTAGAAAATACAGCTATTTCTGCAAGTAATACCTTCATGACTCAAATATGCTCAACTGTAATTAGTGAAGGAGGTTTTAATAATCCTATCTATCAAGTTAGCGTTCATAACCCTAGCCCAATAACAGTAGATACAACCTCAAGGCCAGTTTTAAACATAAGGCCAAAAGAGCTATTTAATTCAATACAAAACACAGGGTGCATAATCCCTTTAGATATATCTGTTACAGCAGAAACTAACAATGTTTCCTGGGAAGTTTTTCTAAATCCAACAATTAGCGGTGGTACTGCAAGTTGGAATAGTGCGCACAGCTCAAGCTTGACTCAATATGACTATGCACAAACAGGCACGTCAGTCTCTATTAGCGGAGGGCTTCCAGTAGTAAGTGATATAGCAACAACAGGTGTTGGTAATAAAGAGGGTTCAGTTGTTAGTGATGCAGTTAGAACATCAATAAAATTAAGCAGATCCTATTTTAACAGCTCAGAATATGATTTACTTGTAATAGCTGCAAAAGCACACACGAGTAATGCAGATGTAAGAGTAAATTTATTATTAGGCGAATATAAATAAACAGGTAAATTATGGCAAGACAAGCAAGGCAAATATTTTTTAATCAAACAACAAACGGAAACAGCGATATTTTTGGAGCAAATGGCAAGACTTACGTTAAAATAAGCGGAAATTTTGATGGTGCTACCATAGATTTTCAGAGTAAAACTAATAATAGTAGTGATGATTTCACAAGCACAGGCGATACAGCTATTTCGGCGACTGGTCAAATTGCGGTGAATTATTCACCAGGAATGCAATATAGATTAGCTTTAAGCGGAGTTGGTGCAAGCACTAGTATTAATGCGTTTGTTACGGTTTGATTATGGCTATATTAGAACAAGGAGTTACAGGTCAGATTGGAGTAGCGGTTAATAAAGTTACTTTTTCTAACCAATCAGAAATTACAGTTGTTCACAACTTGAATAAAACTTTAATGATACAAGTTTTAAATTCGGGTGGAGAATATATTACCTCGGGAGTTGATATTGATGTTATCTCAAGTAATGAATTTAGAGTTTCATCAACAAGTGCTTTTAGTGGGGCTGTAATATATTTTTAATTTTTAATCAGAGGCTTTTATGGCAAATTCAAAACAATTTTATAGATCGATAGATCTTCAAAAAAATGAGATACAAAACGCAGTAGCTCATAATTTAGCATCCGCTCCAAGCAGTCCAGTTGAAGGGCAGTTTTATTACAACACTGGCGACAACAAACTTTATTATTACGATGGTTCAAACTTTGAAAGTTTCGCAGGTGATATTACAAGCATTGCAGACAATGGAAACGGAACAGTTAATGTAACTTCAGGAACGGAAGGTAATGTTACTTTAGAAGTAAATATTGCTAACCTTATCAATGACAGCTCATCTACTTCAAGCAACTTGTGGTCAGCAAGCAAGATTATATCTTACACGCAAACAGCAACCGAAGGTTTAAATGTTAAGTTAGCAGTTGCAGCCGCTACAACTACAGCACTTGCAGCTTGCACTTATGACAATGGGACATCTGGCGTTGGTGCAACTTTAACAGGAGACGCAAACGGAGCTTTGGCAGCTATTGATGGAGTAACCTTAGTAGCAGATGAAAGAGTATTAATACAAGATCAAGCAGACGCAGCAGAGAATGGTATATATACCGTTACTACTGTTGGTGATGCTTCTAATGCTTTTGTATTAACTAGAACTTCGGATTTTGACACTACAGACGACATCAAAGCTAATTCTTTTTGTTTTGTTGAAGCTGGTACAACTTACGGAGACAAAGGGCTTGTTTTAGCAAGTGGCGATTCTCCAACTATAGGAACTACTGATCTTGTATTCACACAATTTACAGGAGCAGGAGCATTTACTTCTGGTGATGGTCTTTCACAATCTGGAAATACAATCAATGTTAATGTTGATAATAGTTCAATTGAAATTAATGCAGACACTTTAAGACTAAAAGATGCTGGAATAACAACTGCAAAAATTGCTGATTCTCAGGTAACTAATTCAAAGTTAGCAACGGATTCTGTTTCAACTTCAAACGTAATTGATGGAAATATCACTAATGATAAATTAGCTAGCGATTCAGTATCAACAATTAAAATTTTAGATTCAAGTGTAACAACCGCAAAGATTTTAAATGCTAATATTACTAACGCTAAGTTAGCAACGGATTCTGTATCCACTTCAAACGTAATTGACGCTAATATTACTAACTCAAAGCTTGCGAGTGATTCAGTTTCAACCATTAAAATTGTTGATGCTAATATCACAACAGCAAAAATTGCTGATGATGCAGTGACAGCGGATAAGCTAGGCAATAAATACGCTGCTGCTTTTGCTGGGGCTGACTTTTCATCTGGTGACTTAACTATTGCTGCAGCAACGCATGGAGTAGGAGCAACCGAAGATTTGGTCGTAACTGTTAAAGACAGTAATGGAGACGACGTAACAAGCGGTGTTGAAGTTTCGATTGCTTCATCTGGTAATGTTACTGTTTCTGTTAATACTGGATTAGAATTTTCTGGTCGTATTATTATTAGAAACTAATTAATTAAAAAAAGGGGGGCGACATATTGTCACCTCCCTTAAATATAAGATTGTTATTATGGCTACCTCAAAAAAAGAATTTAGAAGTGTAAATTTACAAGGTAATGAGATTCAGGATGTTGTAATTGAAAATCTTTCTAGTGACCCAAGTGGCTCAAGTAGCGGTC